GTGTCTTGGTCAGCTTTGGATTTTGCTTTGTCCACGCCACCGACTTGTCGATGAAGACCTGTGACTTCGACAGCAGTTCATTCAAGGGCGGCAAGACCACTTCACCGATGCTGACACCCAAGCGGGTGGTCTGGTTGCGCAGCAACTGCATGTTGTTCGCAGTTGTGCGCGAACGTTCAGCATATTCCGCTTCAGCGCTGCCGAGATATTGCGTTTCCTCAGCGACCAGCGCCAACATTTCCGGCATCAGCTGCATGTTGTTCATCAGCTTAGTGAGTTCGCGTGCTTCATCACCGAACAGGTCTGACATGACTGATGCACGCACGTGGTCAGGTAGTTCATTCAACCGACGCATGACATCCATAGTGGTGCCAACAGCGTCTTTCTGCATGGCGCGTGCTACAGCTTCAGAGCCAAGACCCAAACGCTGCATCGCCGCGCTTTGCCGGTCAGTTGCACTTTCACCGCGAACAAGCGCCCGCCCCATGTTCCGGAACGATGTTGCGGCAGTGTCAGCGCCCGCTCCAGCAGCAATCATCGAAGCACCGATGGCCAGCGTTTCTGTGCTGTTAAAGCCGAAATTAGAACCATCAGCACCAGCACGGTTCAAAAATTCCAGCGTCTGGTCAGCACGCGCTGCAGAATTGTTCGACAGGTAGTTCATCGCATCGAACAGTGAACCCGTCTGGTCCAAATCCAACGCCATGGCTGTCTTGATGCTGGCCATCGCATCGCCCGATTGACCAGCAGAAATATCAAATGCCACACCAATTTTTGCAGCCATTTCCGCAAAGCGTGCCAGTTCTTCCTGCGCCACGCCGGACTGTCCACCAGCGGCAACGATTTCTGCCAGACCGGTTGCCGCAATCGGAATCCGCGTGGACATTTCCATGATGTCTTCAGACATCGCACGGAATGCTGCCGGGCTTTCAAAATCCACAACCTTGCGGACATCTGACATAGCGCTCTCGAATTCGACCGCCTGCATAATTGGCGCAGACATGCCAGTCAGCATGCGCCGCCCGGTCTGCATGGACGCATTGCCCACAAAGCTAAGGTTTGCAGCGGTTGCCAAAGACCGTTGCATCCGCTCACGACCTTCAGCGATACGGTCCTGCATTTCCTTCAGGCGCTGCATGCGGTCAGCCTGACGTGCGAACTTGCCGTTGGCGGCATCCAGCGCACCCGCAAGACGGCGCTGTTCCCCCGCAAGGTCAGACGTGTCAACGCCAGCCGCCTGCATCTGCCCCTGCAGCCCGCGAAGTTCCGCCCGATTGCGCCGGTGCTTTTCTTCCAGACGTCCAGCCGCTGTGCGCGCGCGCTCAAACTCACGACGCATCGCCGCTGTTGGGTTCTTGGTCGAACGGATGGTGGCCAGCAGCTGACGGGTCTTTTCGTTTGCCGCATCCAGCGCATCAGCGGACCCACGCACCACCGCCTGCTGACGCCGGAAGTCCTCAATCATCTTCAGCGGCCCGCGCAGCCCCTGCATGCGCCCCATTTCAGACCGGACTTTGGACGCGAAGCGACCAGTCACGCCTGTCATGTTTCGGATGTCAGACGAGTATTGGTCAACAGCCTTGATGACCAGTTCCGTTGTGATCCGCTTGCCTGCCATTGTGCTGCACACCTTGAAATTTTAGGGAAATATGCCTACATCTTAGGCATGGACGTTTTTGCGATGATCTTTGCCATTCTGATGATAGCTGCCGCCATCGCGGCGACGGTTGTCTTGGGTGTTTACGCAGGCGGATTGTGGGGCGCAGGCGCATTCGCGCTGCTTCTTGTCGCACTGTATCGGGCATGCATTCATCAGAGCGGCCCCGACCGGAAAAGAGGCCGGGACACGCTCAATGCTTTTCAGCAGCCGCTGGCGGACGACTGAAGCTACTCAAATTTCAGCCGCGTTGAATCCCACACCTTCTGTGCAGTTTCATGCCACTTATTGAAATCTGACATCTTCATCATCAAGACCTGCGGCAATGGTGTCGAAAACACCGACGCCACAAATCCGGCGGCAAAGCGCAGGTCTTCCGCTACTTCGCCGGGCTTCCGTTTCCCGAACTTTCGCCAGCCTTTGCGCCTTTGTCAGCTTGGAAACCCAAAACCGATTCAGCTGCAGCATTGACAGCTTCAAGGTCCGAATCCTTGATTTTGCCGACCACAGCTTCAGACACGCCAGTCAAGCGCGCCAGCCAGAAGCGGTTCACCTTGGCTGCAGTGACAGGGGAATGCACGGCCAGTTCAGAACCGTCTTCCTGCTTTACCTTTTTGGGTTCCGGAAACGATGCTTCCAGTTCCGCATAGGCAATTTGGGCGTCCAAATCGGGTTCATCTAATGTCAGCTTGTCATAGGTCTGACCATCGACCGTGACGGGCCGCGTCAGCGGAACTTCAATTGGCAGGTCCATTTGCGCGCCCCTTTACAGCAGAAGCGCGGCACGGATGTCGCTTGTCTGCGACTGGCCACCGACTGCCACGTTGAAATCATCCGCCTCGATCATTTCAGCGCCGCCGATTTCCAGCTTCAAATATTCCCACACAAACGTGTAGTCAGTTTCCGCTTTGTCGCCAGGCTTCCAGCTGCCAAAATCCGCTTCCTTCAGGAAACCGCGCAGGTAGCAGGTGGCGTTGGTGACGGTGCCATCTTCATCGACCAGCGCGCCGGTAATCATCAACGTGTCAGTGGTGCCCTGCATGCCGTTGATGGCGGCAACGGTCGCGGGGTCCAAAGCGGTCATCTTGAACTTGGCGTTTTCGCGTTCATAGCCTTGGCGAATTTCACGCTCCATCACCATGCCCGCATTGCGGATTTTGTCAGTCTTCACCTTGAAGGGTGGAATTGTCATTTCTGACGCTTGGCCAACCTTCACGTCTTCGTTCAGCCACATCGCACAATCGCGAAGCAGGAATGCCGGGGTCGATTTCATGTCTTATCTCCTGAAAGGGCCATCAGCGATGGCATCAGTGCAGATGCACCGGCGGCGCATCTGCATCTTGGGTTGGTGGATTGACCGGGCTTCAGGCTGCGGCCTGAAGCGCCGCCTTGGTCAATTCCAGATAGTATTCGATGTTGCGGTGCGCGATGAAGCGGATGTCTTCCATCGGTGCAGGCGGTTCGAAATCAAGCGACAGCGTGATGCGGCCAGCTGCCAGTTGCGTTGGTTCGTTCAGGTCTTGGTCCAGCCAGACACGCCCCCCGATGATTGCACCTTCAGCAATGAAGGTCCGCATCGCGGCATTGCCCGATTCAATCATCAATTTGACGTTTGCCGCCGAAAACGGCTTGTCCACGAATTCCATATAAGCCTTTTCGATGGCTTCATTGATGAAGTCAGCGGTGCGACGCACGGCAAGGAAAACCCAAAGGTCATCATCCGTCGCGCCACGGTTGCCCCAGGTGATGTACCCTTCACCCGTGTTGATGACCGTGTTGACGTGGTTTTCGTTCAGATAGTTCGAATGCGCGCCATAGGTGACAGGCCGGGACACGCCCGTGATGCCGTTGATGGCCTTGTTCGACAGCGAATGCCAGAAGCCTAGCTTCTTATCGACACGCGCCTGAACACCGGCAAAGCGCGCTGACGCGGGCCGCGCGACGTTGGTGCTGGTTTCGGTATCAAAAACCAGAACCTTGGGGTCCACAACATAGACACGCTGCGAATTGATCTGCTGACGGTACAGAATGGCGGTGGCATCATCCGTGTCAGGGCCATCGACAAAGGCCACAGCCCGCAATGCATCCAGGACACCGATCAGTTCAGCCACCACCGGATTGGCCGTCACGCCATTGCCGGATGTGAAACCGGGTGCCGCAATCAAGCGCGGCTTGATGCCAAGCATCGGTTCGGACTTCAACAACGCATGGACACCGGTTCGCGCCGTGGCGTCACCGACCAGATTGGACATGGTGGCATCAAGGTCCACGCCTTCTTCCACACGAATGACAATCGTGTAGGCACCAACTTGGTCGAACACATCATCAATTGCATCTTTCAGGGTGCCCGTGTCACCAATGCCGACAGCATCGGTTGGCGTGCCCTTCAGCAGCACCGGCGTGTTCAAGGGGAACTTCACCGGGTCAGCATCGGGTGCCGTGCCCAACAGGCCCACGACAGCCGTTTGGTAAACCTCCGGCGGTGGCCGTCTGATCTCAAGCTCAATCCGATGGTAAGTCCGAGCTTATGTCCGACTTTATCAATCGTCCTCAAATCGA